AAAGGCAACCGCAAGTTTGACTTCGCGGAGTGGTCCGAAAGGTTGGAGCGCACGTTCCCTTTCGGTGAATATGCACTTCCAAGTTGGCGCCATTGGCGCCGCCTTGACCGCGTTGATTTCCTGGATCCTGGGGCAGAACGACCTGTTAGGGTCATTACTGTCCCTAAGACCTTGAAGGCACCTCGTATCATAGCGATCGAGCCATCCTACATGCAATTTATGCAGCAGGGTGTCAAAGATCTCTTGGTCACTTCTATCCGTGACGATCATGTCATGGGTAAAGTGGTCGGATTCGACGACCAGTGGCGTAACAACGCTCTGGCCCAAGAAGGTTCCTTGACTGGGAATCTAGCAACACTCGATCTGAGTGAAGCTTCCGATCGTGTCTCCAATCAGCTCGTACGATCCTTGCTGCGTCGATATAAGTTCCTCTTTGAGGCTGTCGACGCAACAAGGTCACGACGGGCTGACGTACCTGGCTATGGCGTTATTCGCCTGGCCAAGTTCGCGTCTATGGGATCGGCTCTGACCTTCCCGATGGAAGCCATGGTCTTTGCGACCTGTGTTTTCATCGGAATTGAGAAGAGCCTTGGATCTCCACTCCGACACAGCGATGTAAGTCGTCTGCGTCAGCGGGTGCGCGTCTATGGGGATGATATCATTGTCCCCACAGAATTTGCTGAATCCGTGATTGCGACCTTGGAACTTTACGGTTTCAAGGTGAACTCAAACAAGTCTTTCCTGGATGGAAAGTTCAGGGAGTCTTGCGGAAGGGAATACTACGCGGGCCACGATGTTAGTGTGGTCCGCGTCCGGTCGGTCGTTGTTAACGACCGTAACTGGGAACTTCCCTCATCACGGAGGTTTGCTTCGGAGATCGAGTCAACCGTCGCGCTTCGGAACAGGTTTTACCTGTCTGGACTGTGGCGGACGGCCGCGTGGCTTGACGAGTGGATCCGTCCCGCTTTGGGCGGGTGGTATCCTACTGTCGAAGTCACATCGTTGGGGAATTGGGATCCCCCGACGCCTAGATCTCAGGTGCTGAGTCGCTGGTCAGTAATGAAACCCTGGGCCTCTTCTTATGAAGCCCAGGCTACTGATCCGCATCACCAAATCCTCCTAGTCAGAGGATGGGTGACCCATAGTACGATCCCTGCTTCGCAGGTGTCGTATATTGGGGCTCTGCTAAAGACGCTTGCTCCAAGGGATTTACCCTTCGAGGATATCAAGCATCTCGAGCAAGCCGGACGACCGGTTGCCGTCCGCACAAAGCTCCGGTGGAACCCTATCTAGTCCATAGATAGGGCTGCGGCGTTCCCAACGCTGCGTGGAGGTCCGTTTTCGTGCCTCCCACACATGTTCTGTTACGAAATGCTCCC